GGTGCTCTAACCCTCTTGGTTACTGGTTTTTATGATGTCCCGCTCTTGCTATGGGGCATGTATGGGGCATTTTTACTGAGCTTTGAATTCAACAGGGTCAACTGGTCGCTATTGTGGTCTGGGATCCAGTCGCCGTACACGTTGAACAGCATCTGCGCCGAGGTGTGCCCCATCTGCGTCGCAATAAACGCAGGGTTGGCCCCGGCGGACAGTGACCAGCACGCATAGGTATGGCGCGACTGGTACGCATTTCGATGCCGAAGTTTAGCCCGTTTTAACGTTTTATCCCAGCTATCACTGATTGAGGTGACTGTATAGCGGTCGCCTACGGCACCATGGCCATTCACCCCGGGCTTGAAAACGAACGTGCACGGATCCTTCCTCGACTTCCCCACCTCCCTTAGCACCACGTTGACCAAAATTTGCGGCATTAACCGGGTGATGGCCTGCTGCCTTTTCAGGGCGTCGACCGCCGGTTGCATCAAAAAAATAACGCGGTCGGTACCGGCCTGCGTTTTTGGCAGCGTGTACTGCTTCACTGAGGTCCAGTTGCGGCGCACCGTGAGTGTGCCTGCATCCAGATCGATATCTTCCCATGCCAACGCGGCGATCTCCCCATGACGTAGCCCGGTATAAACGGCCACAGTCCACAGGTTGATAGTTTGCTCATTCAGGCACGCATTGATAAAGCGCAAGAATTCATCCTGCATCAGTGGATCTGGCCGGACCTTCGCCCGCTTCAGCTTGCTGACAGAAATTCCCGGGTCGACATCGATGTAACCATTATCATAGCCAAACTTGATGGCTCCCTTGGTACAGGTCATATAATCGTTAACCGTGGCCACGCTTCGGCCTTTGGTGACGGTTTTCCGGTTACGCCGCGGTCGCTGCAGGCCGGTGAGCAACTCGTTACGCAGTCGCAGTAAGTCCTCCTGTGTCAGCGTTCTGGCCAGCCGACCTTTGCCGAGGATCTGGCTGCAGGTTTCCAGCTTCACTTCGTATCGCCGGAGCGTGTTCAGTGATAGCTCTGGGGTCTTCAACGACAGGTAACGCGACAACAGGTCAGCCACCGTCAGATCCTTTGATACCCCTTTGTTTTCTGCAACTGCAGCAGACTGAGGAAACTGTTTCGCATAATCAAAAGTGCCTGAACGGATTGCAAAACATATCGCCTGGCGCATTTCGCCGGCCGTTTTCCTGTTTCTGGGGGTATCCGGGAGCCCTAGGGACTCCCGATGACGTTTGCCGTTAAAAATAAACCAGACGCGAAGGTAGCCACCGTGGCTCTCGACCCCGGTGGGATATGCTCTCTTCTTCTCCATGACATAGCCTTATTCAGTCCGTCGGCTGGCGGCCGCGCTGGGTAGCGAACCAGGCGTTGATTGTGGGGAGGTGATACATGGTGTCGCTGTTAGGCTTGTTGTCACCATCAGTAGCAACCAATACCCACTCTTTCCCCTGGCGCCAGGCGCCCTTACGACGGTAAGCACGGATCTTCCCCTCCGAAATGCCGGTGACCAGAATTAACCACTCTTTGGTCAACCATTCATTCGGTTGGATGATGAATACGCCCATGCCTTCTAAGGCTGGTATCTTGATACCTTGCAAAGCAGACAGATCAACAGTAGACATATTATTTCTCCACGTTTAGGGCCCGCTGCAACGGGCCGGTAAAAATTACAGTTCGGTCGGTTGCTGGTGGGGGGCCAATAATCGCTGGTGGATTGCTGAAACATACCGCGCCTGGTGAATGGCATCTGCCAAAGCGTTATGACGTTCGCCGTCGAATGGCAGATCACGTTTCGGGTCAAAACCTATCTGCCGGCCGAGGCTCACCATGGTGCGCACGTCCAGATCGTTGTACCAGTTCCAGCATGGCGCCACGCCGCAACGCTCATATGCTCCACGCAGGATGACATTATCGAAGGCGGCACCGTTGCCCCAGACCTTCAGGTACTTCGGCTGCTCGCAACTGAGAGCAACAAAACTGGATAGTGCATTGAGGGCATCAGCTATTGGCTTCGCCTGGTCATTGGTGATCGCCGCCCGGGCTTCGCTGCTTTGCATCAACCACCAGTTAATGGTGTCGCCATCGGGAACGGCGCCGGCGGCCAGCTCACTGGCAAGATTCACCGCGGTATAGAATTGCAGTTGGCCCAGTTCACCGGTGTCAGGGTCGAAGAACACAGCACCGATCGCCACGATTGGCGCGTTGGGCTTTTTACCCATGGTTTCCAGGTCAATCATCAGATCATTCATTGTTTTTCACCTTGTTTTGGCGCTGCTGGTAATGGCATCCAGTGGGTTATCTCCTTGCCTTGCGTCGGAACTCTGGGAAATTCATCGGGATAAAGCACACCACCTTCTACTTCTGCGCAGTAGATAATGCCTCCCTCTTGGCTCACTAGAACAACGTCTCCGTCTTCAGGCATCCGGTCTTCGCAGGATATCCAACCTTCCGGAGTTTCCGGAGAGCTCAACTTGTAACCCTGGCTTACAGGTTGAGCCAGCATTGCGGCGCGGCAGGCTGCAATGGCTTCTTTGGCGCGGTTCCATGCGTCATGGTCGCGATCGGAAATGCGGATGACCTCGTCCATTGCTTCTAACAGCTCGCCGGTCACTACTGATGCTGGTGGGACGAGCGCCTTAATGTGCACGCGGCCACCTATGTAGTGCCAATCAACTTTGCATCCAGTTACTGATGTGATGCTCTGGCAAATCACCTCAGCGGTTTCTTTGGGTATGGCCACTAGGCACACACTCTTGCCGTTCGCGTAAACCTCTTGGTCGCACTTACTAGCCACAGGCTGTGCCTCTCGGTTAGCTAGGAGTTCGGCGGCGATTTGTTCAGCCTCACCCCAGCGTAGGCTAGGTGAACTGCGCTCTGCGATTTCGCGTAGTCTCTCAGTCGTTAGTGCCATCAGTAGCCCCAGCGGCGAGTAGCCAATCGGATACGTTGATAAATTTCACCAGCATTGCTGCGTTCTTCACCCAGTTCGCAAGCACAGAAATAGGCATAGGCTGCTTTTTCACATGCTTGATGAGCGTCGATAAATTCCCGCTCCAAAGCTTCAGTGTGGTGCTTTTCAATCAAATTCCGTAGGGCATCAGGATCATTTTCAACAGGCTGCAGCCAGTAACAGACCGGGCCGTCCTCTGTATCGTGGATCGAAGCGATAAACCATCCATCGCCCGACGGTGGGGTGGGATTCCACTGGCTAATATCGCCGTCACCGGATTCATAAGCATCGATTTGTTCGGCAGTGGCATGATTTTCCATCCACTGCAGTGCGCCAGTGACTCGGTTAGCTTCCTTCCACGCCTCAAACTCACCAGGTGCACCAAATTCCATGCCGTTGGCCGGCACGAAGTAATCAGGATGGGTCCAGTAGCCGTTTTCATCGCGCTGCGGTTCAACTGCTGTGATTAACTTGGTCATGATGTTGTGTCCTTTAGCCGGCGGATCCGGCCGTAATATTCGCCTATGTTCCAACAGTGAATTTTCATACCAGGTGTTACCTGGTCGGCAAACCGCCGCGGAACGAACCACATGGAGACAGTTTTCTTAACTAAGACGTTGCTCACTATTTGGGTGCTTATCCCTTTAGCCATAGCCTGGTTACCTATCCCTCTTAACTGACTCGCCAATTGCATAACGCGCATCGATCGGGTCTTCGTCCTCGTATTCACAATTAACGCTGCAGACCATAGCCCTGACGCATGAATCGCAGCAGTAATACGAGAACAGCTCACCATCGAATTTCCATTTTGAAGAGCGAGCTGTTTCGCCTGGCTCGATGGCACCAGCACAGATATGGCAGGTATGGACTTTCCTGCATTTGACGATTTTGTCACTGAGGCATGAATCGCCTGGCGTTCCGAAGTCTCCCTGGAAAAGGTCGAAATCAAGAGCATCTTCAAAGGTAAGTTCATCAGTTTGCATCAATCACCTCACGATGCTTTGCCAACCACTCGCGATTGGTGCGGCATATCTGCGACAGCATGTTCAGTTCATTGAGAAAGCCGCACATACCTTTGGCTGTTCTACGGATGCCAACCTTATTGGATTTTCCGACCGAACGACGAGATTTACGCTGTGCCTTGCGGTTGTGCGCATTGCACACTTCTATCCAGCGATCCTTACTCATATTTTTGTAAGGTGCCCATGCCTTGAGTTGGCGGGATGCTTGTTCGATGCGATGTGCTTTTTCCAAAGCGTCAAGATAGGTCACTTTACTCATTTGTCCCCCTGGCGCCGCGCCGGGATTAATCCGTCAACCGGCAGGCATTCATACTGCGGTGGTAACTGCTGCTGGTGGACATCCGCCAGGCAGTTGCTTTGATCTGGGTACACCCAGCCTTGCGGCACGAATTCGCACGGCTGGTACGTGTAGCAGACGAGCAGGAACAGGCCGAACATCACACGGTCCTCTCGGCGGTAAGCTGGTGGAAGCGCTGCAGGAACATGGTCCGCGCCTGCACCGGATTTACAGGAGAGACGAGAAAGTCTTCAGAAGGGGTGATCCCTTCGAGCATTGGCCACGGTGTGCCGTCGTCAATATCGAGGTCGCGGCGTTCGGTGGCCAGCATCACCAGATCCGCATTCTTGACTGCTGGGCTATTTGTCGCTGGGAGATTAAATTTATAACGAATAACAAAATCAATATTATTCTCGATGCCACGATAATCAGGAATTAATTGCTTTAGCGGCGAAGGAATATCTTTGCAATAAGCTTCATGAGCATCATGCAATAACGCTTCAAGTGCGTACTCAGGTGGCACTATCTGGCTAGCAATAACACAGTGCTGAGCCACGCTATAAAATTCAGGGATATGCCCATTAAAACGGCATTCATGCGATAAAGCTTGAGCGATATCTTCAATACAAATATCGTCCACGGATGGCGCGGCGTAATCAAAACGCTTGCCAGTAAATGTTAGAATCCAAGACATAATTTCTCTCCACACGGTTTTTTGGCAACACTTCACCAAATACCCCATTGCTGGGGTATTTGAGGCAATGCTATTAAAAATTAATTAGGCTTTAAATTTACCGATGAAAGACTCAACTTCAACGCCATCGAATTTACTGATCAACAGGTCACGGAATTCGGCGGCAATTTCTTCCTCCGCTGTTTCCAGCTGAACAATTCGCAGCACCAAGATTGGCTTGTCGCTGGTGATAATGCTGTAGCGCAATTTGAAGGGGCGTTCGCCCAGGCCTTCATAAGGTACGCATTTGAATTCGAAGGCCGCCGGCATAACGTCTTTGCTCTTGGCTTCAACGCTTTCCATCAGCGAGCGTTTGCCACTGAAATCGTTCTCTTCATGATCGGAGGTTGAGATTGACTCAATGGTGATGCGGCGAACGGCGCCAACAGCCTGCTTGATATCCAGCACTGTGCCGTCAGCATCAAAGGCCAACAGGAAATCACGGTTATCTTCCAGCCATTCAGCCAGTTCTTTCTGGCCCTGTTTGCGGCCGTTGATGTCAAGCAGGCCAGTGAATGGCGCTGTTTTTTTCAGGGTAATAGCGGCTTTATTATCGGCGTGGCCCGGCTTCTCCAGGGTGCCCAGATTGAAGATAGTTTCAGCCTGCATGCGATCTGCATCGATGAAGCAGCGGACGCCTGCACCAGCGTATTCCGAAGAGTATTTAGCGAAGTCTTCAATGCTGGTAGTGGCCATGTTTCCACGGAAGCGGAAGCGGTTTGCGTTGAAATGCTCGAGGCTGTGCAGATCAACATCATTCGGCAATACAGCAACAGGGCAATCGGTAACTTCAACTTTGTGAAGGAAGGAAGCCGCAAGGGTGAGGCTTTTAATTTGCTCGATGGCTGATCCGTCTAATTGAGACATAAATATAATCCTATATATTGAAAATAACTGTGTTGATTAATAGGTCGCGGTATTACTTAGCGACGCGTAATTTACCGTCGGTCTCTCCGTTAACAGTAAATAGCTGGCCTTGGTCTTCTTGCAGAATTGTTAATTTGCCACCTTTGCCAACGTACATTGGAGTTTCGGTGGTGTCTTCTTCTGAAACTTTACCGCGTGGGGTAGGGGTGACAAATTTAAGCTGGTGCTTAATACCAACGCGTTTTTCTTCAACCGAATTGCTTAAGCGGTCAAGATCAAGGGTGATCACAATCTTCCCTTTACCGCCGTTATTGAGTACACCCAGGGCAGTAGCATTTAACGCTGCTGAGATTTTGTTTTGAAACACACCGGCATCCAGTTCGCCCAGAAAGTCCGGCACGTTGGTCTTGCGGTCTTCACTCATTGAATACTCCTCACACGAAGCGGCGGTCGCCGCGATTTTCTCCACACACCAGGTAGCGCACCGGTACAGGTTTTTTATACTGTGCAAATAGAAAAAGTGATCTGCCCAGTGCGCTACCTGATGTGTAAAAAAGGGCGGCCAGCCTACGAACATTATCTTCACCTCCGAGGGGTAGAAGCTCGGCGTGGCCGCCAAAGACTACACACAGCACTTACTTGGTTATGGTGGCCGGTGCTGCTACCTTTCCGGCTTTCGGGCTGGTTGTGCCAGTTTGCCGCGCGGGTTAATAGTCCGCTGCACATCAGCCTGCGCATTCACCACAACTGAAACGGCTTTATCTCCGGTTCTCTCGCCACGCTGTAAAACAGACCGCGTCCCCTAAAAACCGTTTCAGTTGAGTGCTCCGTAACGTGGAGCGGACGGGCGATGTTTAAGCCTCACGGGGCATTCTTTAACCGGGATTACGCCATCAACCGGTTTCACTGCCGTGACAGGGAGGGCTACTTGCCGTTCACCTTCTCCAAAACACACCGGCTGACGCCGGGCGGCCCGTTTCGAATCAAATTAGGTGCTGGTCTTTCCCAGCAGTCACCGCGCCTACGTCGCGAACACGCCACTTGGTAGACATTTATAGGCCGTCTTGAAAGTGGTAAGCCATCCAGCCTTGATAAAAACCCGCACCGGATGCTTATCAAGAATGTGCCGTCTCTTCCGGCTGTCATGCCGGTTGAACTCCCCGGCAAGGAGTCGGGCTACTGGTGAACAACGCCCGAAGTCCACCAGCCAGATCCACAACGGTATGCTCACTCATGAGTTAGGATCCTCCACCGCTCCCAGAACTGAGGGAAAGGGCGAGTGAGCATTCCGATGTGCGCCTGTCACCCTGCTGTTAGTCGGCCATTTGGCGCGAGAACCAACGCTGTGCGCCAGTTTCAGTTTTGAATTGCTTGGTTTTGGTAAACGTCATGGCAGTGAACGAGCCATCGTTGTTAGGGAAAACGCCGGTTTTAGCGGTTTCGTTGTTGCCCATGTCATAAGTAGAGTTCATCTCGTTGCCCTTACTGAGTATCTGGCTGTGTGCCTTCGATGGATTAAATGTAACTATAGTTACCTTAATGGTCAATAGGGAAATGTACTTAAAGTTACATTGATGGATAAAAAAAAGCCCCAGAAGGGGCTAGAGAGGGCTGTTAGAGGTCTTGTGTAACCTGGATGACTCTACCGATTATTCGGCAATTACCATCTATTTCTATAGGTTTAAAATTAGGATTAAGTGGCATTAAGTACTTGTTTGGACCGTCAATTACTAATTTTTTGATTGTTGCTTCAGAGCTACCATTGATCATAGCAACGACGATTTTTCCTGAAAGCTCTTCAACTGAACCATAATGTGGCTCGACGATAACTGTTGAACCTTCAGGGATTGTTGGGCTGCCATTGGGATTAGTCATCGACTCGCCGCGAACATCAAGGCCAAAAGCATCGTCAGAAACATTCACTGTTGTGCTGCACCATCTTATAACGTCTGAAATACGTGCTGAGCTGTAAGAATCAGTCCATGATCCTGCTTGCACGGAAGAGATTACCGGGACATTAAATGGTGTCGCAGTAATAGGTTTAAGCTTCGTATCATCCTGGTTCTCAGGTTCCCCTTTACCATAGAGGAGCCACTCAGGCTTTGATGATAAAACCCGAGCCAGAACATGTAAATTTTCCCCGTCCGGCTGAGTAACACCTGTTTCCCATTTGGTAACAGATACCCTACTAACACCAACGGCTTTAGCTAACTGTAGCTGGGTCATATCCAACTGCAGTCTTCGCATGCGAATTCGATCATTCATTGCTGTTTTCATGTAACCAATGTTACGCGATAAGGATGTGAAAGGTGTTTGCTTTGTTATGTACCTTTTGTTACCTTTATCGTGTAAATCAACAAGGAGTTTCTATGCACAAAGAAACAGTAATTTCCCATTTTGGTGGCGTAGTTAATACCGCTGCCGCTTTGGGAATAAAACACCCAGCAGTATGTCGCTGGGGCGCCATCATCCCGGAAAAACAAGCCATGAGAATTGAGCATCTGACTGGAGGAGAGTTGAAGTACCAACCCGAACTTTACAAAAAGTATACCGCCTCAGCAGTTTAATCGTAACTACCAAAGGAAAAACAACATGGTAGAGCCAAATTTGAAAGATGTAGTGAAAGGCATGTGTAAGGCGGTAGCTGGTGGTCGATCGGCGATGGCCGGCGCCCTGGGCATGACTGAGACGGCTTTTAACAACAACCTGTACGAGAAGAACGGTTGCCGCTTTTTTGAAATCGGTGAATTGGAAGCCATGGAGGATATTTCCGGTACCAACCTGTTGACCGAGTATTTCGCCCGGCGCCGTGGGTTGCTGGTGGTAGAGCTTCCTGCACTGGAAGAACTGGATCAGGTGGAGTTGTTCAGCAAAAGCATCCGCACTGCCGCACACCGTGGCCATGTAGATCAGATTATTCAGGAGTCGTTGGCTGATGGAGTTATTGATGAAAAAGAAGCTGCCGAGATCATGCGTCATCACCGTAAGCACCTGCAGGCGCGTGATGCAGAGGTTAGGGCGGTGCTGGCGCTGTTTGGCAAAAAGGCCAAGTGCCAGAAAGGGTAACGCCCAGAGGTTGCAGCCCCTGGGCGTCGGTGCGAGTAAATCAGTGTGTGGAGAAATAATCGCATGAGCAATTTAACCAGAAATTCAGTGGTGCCGCAAATTCGTTGCCGTGCAATGACTGGTGGTAAATCCGCGTCGCCGTTCCGGTATGAAGTAAATGTAATGGGTCGTTGGATTGCCAGCAACTACCAGTTTGCGCGTTGGGTGGTAGATAGCGGTCACTGGCTGGCCCGGAAGCAGGAGGGTGTATGAACCAGTTAACCAACTCCGTATCGCCAACGATGAGCAGCCGAGAGATAGCCGCTTTGGTTCAGAGTAATCATTCGGATGTGAAACGCTCGGCAGAACGCCTCCATGCCGCTCACCTTTTAACCCAGCCGTTGGCTGAGTTCGAATTTCAGCATAATGGTAATACCTACACCGAGTACCGTTTCAACAAACGCGACTCTTTGGTTTTGGTTGCCCGTCTTTCCCCCCAATTCACTGCTGCGGTGGTCGATCGCTGGCAGGAGTTGGAAGAAGGGCGTACCCCGCTGGTACCTCAATCACTGCCTGAAGCATTACGCCTGGCTGCCGACATGGCCGAGCAGAAAGCCGCCCTGGAACAGAAGGTGCAGGCCGACGCCCCAAAAGTGGCCTTTGTCGATCACTACGTTGACGCCAGCGGCGCCAAGAGCCTGCGTGAGACAGCCAAAATCCTGAATATGCCAGAGAAGGCGATGATTGATGCTCTTTTGCGGGACAAAGTTTTGTTTCGCCTGTCTGGCAACCTTCTACCGCATGCCCTCCGCCAGCGCGATGGTTTTTTCACAGTAAAAACCGGCACGTCAGATTTTGGCCATGCATATACGCAAACACGTGTAACTCCGCGCGGTATCCAGTGGATCGCTGAGCGCTACGCCTCTGAGCTGATGGTGAGCTGATATGGCGAATTTACTTATACAGGCCGGCTGCCACTACCGCGACCGCAATCACGCAGTGGTGCTGGTGCATAGCACTGATCCGGAACGCGAAACGGTTACCTATAGCCCGGTAGGGCAAGAATGGGCGATCACCACAGCGATGATTATTTTCCGGTCACGATTTATCAGGTTTGACGTATGAGCAGAATATTTGAAGTTGTTCAGGCTATGTCTGGGCAAGGGAATTGCATCACGATCCCAACGCCTTATCTCGATTTTGTTTTCGCTGACCCGCAAGCACACCTACTAGGCGCTATTTTGAACCAACTAGTCTTCTGGTCTGGTAAACCGTCGTCTCAGGAAAATGGGTGGTTCTACAAGACGCACGAAGAGTTAGCTGCGGAGATTCACGGTGTTAAGCCTGATCAGGTTCGCAAGGCCGTAGACAAGCTGATCACCAAGTATTTACCTGGTGTAATTCAGGAAGCAAAACGCAAAGTCAACGGAACCCCAAAGAAGCACTATCGGGTAGATGGAGATGCATTAATTGCCAAAATATTCCCGCCAGCACTGGAATCGGCAATATTGCCGAATGGAAACGGCGATATTGCCGAATCAAATCGGCAAAAGAGCCAAATGGAAACGGCAGAATCGCCAGATCTTGGAGATGGCAATATTGCCGATTCTTATCTCTATACAGATCAGTACACAGATCAAAACAAACAGATCATAAAACCTGTTGGTCAACTGGCTGAGCCAGCCGACCCGCAAGCGGATGACTCTCTGAAAATCGACTACCAAGCCGTACTAGACGTATTCCACGCCACGCTACCCACTATGCCAAAGGTTCTCAAAATCACTGATGGCCGCCGGAAGGTGCTGCGGAAACTCTGGAAGGATTACGACCTGAACCAGGACAAGTGGGGCGCTTACCTGCGTTACATCGCCAAAAAATGCCAGTGGATGCTGGAAGACCGGCCAGACACGAATAGCGGCAAGACTTGGCGCAAGAAGGATTTCGACTACCTGATCACCGAGAACTGCTACCTCAAGGTCAAGGAATTTCGTGCTGACGATCTGCCCAAGGTCCAGAAATTGGACACCACCGCCCGTGATGATGCCTACCTGCGAATCGTGACCCAGCGCCGTAAGCCACTCAATGAGGTTGAACGGATAGCCCAGCAAATGGCCGGCTCCTTGGGGCGTATGACCGACTACGACGCCAGAAAGGCATGGGCAGGGATTTGGGGTAAGGCCGTGGACCAAGCCTGTGAAAACGATTTGGGGAGATTGGCAGGATGAAACCAGCAACGCATCAAATTTTAGGTGTCACCGTATTCCCGCTGGTGGCCATGCTGCAACAGGTTCGCCGCTGGTGGTCGCTTCGCTACTTGCGCGGGTATTGGGCTGATGATCAGGATCTACGCCGTATCGCCCGGGAACGCAACTGGGTGCGCGTCCTGACCCAATTCAACATCGAGGCGCGTTATCGCTTCATCAAGCTGCTGGCCACCGCTGAACAGCAAAGGGGGATCCTGTGATGGTTCAAGTTGTCAGTTTCTCTGGAGGCCGTACATCAGCCTACCTGGTGCATTTGATGGAACAGCGCCGTGCTGCTGGTGAGGATGTGCGTTACATATTCACGGACACCGGCGCTGAGCACCCCAAAACGTATGAGTTTATCCGCAATGTGGTAGCTCACTGGAACATAGACCTGATTTGCCTACGGCTGGTCGTAAATCCGAAATTAGGGGAGGGGAATAGCTATCGAGTCGTTGGCGTTAACGAGATTGGACCCGATTTGGAGCCATTCAGAGCTGCATTGTCGAAATATGGCACGCCGTATGTTGGTGGCCGTTTCTGCACTCGTACGATGAAGATCGAACCATTTCATCGCTATTGCAAAGACCACTTTCCTCATTCGGAAAAATGGTTAGGAATTCGCACCGATGAGCCAAAACGGTTATCCCCGAAACCGAAGACGCATTATCTCGCTGACATAAGTGACATGGAAAAGAAAGACATCATCAACTGGTGGAGTCAGCAACCATTCGATCTGGACTTACCTGAACACCTGGGAAACTGCGTTTTCTGCATTGAAAAGGGCATCAACAAAATAGCTCTCGCCGCTCGTGATGAGCCACAAATGGCCGCTGAATTCTGGGAGTTGGTAAACGAACCCGGCGTCAGAGTCGTGGAACGTAGCCAACAGGAAAACAAGATCATGTATCGGGGTAATAACTCTCTGGAGAGCGTCATTGCTCTGTTTTCTGACCATTCTCGGGAAGAGATCGCGGCAACTATTCGTGGCGGTGGTGGCTATAATTCGGGTGCATGTACTGAGTCCTGTGAGCCATTTAGCTGCAACATCGAAGATGATCCGATCGAAGATGAAATCGATGCCCCGGCAGTTAGCGTTTATTGTTCAAAACTCACTGAGTTACGCGAAAGGCCAAGTCATCTGCTAAAAGAGGTGGGCGATCAGTGGCGGACGCCTGATGCGCTTTTCTGGGGTATCAATGCGATGTTTGGCCCGCTGGTGTTGGATCTGTTCACTGACGGCGATAACAGCAAATGCCCAGCATTCTACACGGCAGAAGACAACGCCCTTACCCAGGACTGGTCTGCTCGGCTGGTGGAACTGCACGGTGCTGCTTTCGGAAATCCTCCATACTCCCGCGCTCAGCAGCATGAGGGGCAATACGTCACCGGTATGCTGCACATCATGACCCACACTATGGCGATGCGGGAGCGCGGCGGCCGGTATGTTTTCCTGATTAAAGCTGCGACCTCTGAGACGTGGTGGCCTGAGCAGGCCGATCATGTTGCTTTCATCCGCGGACGTGTTGGGTTCGATGTGCCGAAATGGTTTGTGCCAGCTGATGAAAAACAGGTACCCACTGGTGCATTCTTTGCCGGTGCTGTGGTGATCTTCGATAAGACGTGGCGTGGGCCTGCAATGAGTTATGTCAGCCGTACGCAGTTGGAATCCATGGGGGAGGCGTTCATAGCGCAAATCCGCCGGGAGGCCGAGCGTCTGCTACCACAAATCCAACCGCAAATTATTCCGGAAAATAATCCAGGGCGTGAGGTGGCTGTATGATCCACTATCATGGCGGCCCTATAACCCCCGACACCTGCGCAATGAAAGCCTGGTCAGCTGGGCATGCGTTTATCTCTTTTGCTAATTCCAGTCAGATCGGCTTGGCTTCAGAGATCTGTCAGTCATTCGCATTAGACAATGGTGCATTCTCAATCTGGAAAAAAGCCGGGAAAAACAAAATCGACTGGACTGATTATTACTCGTGGGTGGAATGCTGGAAAAACCACCCTGGCCTAGATTTTGCCATCATCCCTGACGTGATCGACGGCGGTGCAGCGGAAAATGACGCATTGCTTGCTGAATGGCCACATGGCAAGTTTGCTGGTTGCCCTGTGTGGCACATGAACGAAAGCGAAGACAGATTCATTCGGCTTTGCCATGAATACCCACGCGTTGCGATCGGTAGTTGTGGTGAGTATGACGTGAAATCTCCTCTGAAAGCCGTGGCACGCATGAAGGACATCATCCGGCACGTTGTTGATGCTCAGAACCGACCAATCACAAAACTCCATGGTCTACGAATGCTGAATAAAGACATCTTTACCCGTCTGCCGCTGGCCAGCGCCGATAGCACCAACGTTGCCCGCAATATCGGAATCGATAGTGCATGGAAAGGTACATATTCACCTCAATCAAAGGAAACCCGCGCATACGTTCTTGCAGAGCGCATTGAGGCTTTCAATAGTACCGGCATGCTCGAATATTGCGAAATAAGTGACCGGTTCAACATGCAACTGCAGATGGAGGTCTAATGTGAGAATGCTACTTACTTCTTACCTGCAGCGTGAACTGGGTGTGGTGCTGCTGCGACCGGGTAGCGACTTGCTGCATTATTTCAGTGGCCGTACGCGGTTACTGATCGCCAACGAACCTGACGAGTTAAAACCATTGCCGTCCGGCCTACTGCCAGCAGTAGATCAGAGTCTGGCAGTTGACCCTCGATTGTCATCATTCTTCCAGCATGAACGGGTCATTGATGCTGCTGGTGGTATTGCAGGCCTGAAGGAGTGGGTGTTGCGTGGCACCGGCTGTCAGTGGACTGACGACAGCGATGACTATCACCACCACAATATTGACGCGCTGGATTATGGCGGTCGCCCGATCCGCATGTGCTGGCACCATGAGCACAGCCTGCGGGAACAAACCCTCCCCGAGTTGGATGCCCTGGCTGCGCAGAACGTGGCGGAGTGGGTGGTATATCGCGCCCGCTTGCATTTCATGTTTGGTGAAGCCCACCAGTTGAGCCTGCCGGAGTTGTGCTGGTGGGCCGTACTGAAAGAGGTATCCGATTTATTGCCTGATGCGGTTGCTCGTTTCTCCCTGCGCCTTCCACCAGCCACCATCCCAACGGGAACGCGGAAAGAGGCGGATATTATTTGGGAGAGGGCCCCACAGACGATCATTAACGAGTACGTGGAGAAGGTTAAACCGGCATTGACCGTTGATGTCGACCCCGAGCCACCAGCTGGTTTTATGCTGCGGCCGAAGCTGACCCGCTGGGAGTGCGAGAAATACACCCAGTGGGTGAAGTCGCAGAAATGCTGCTGCGGTTGCAACCGACCGGCAGACGACCCACACCACATCATTGATCACGGGCTCGGCGGTACAGGCACCAAACCGCATGACATCTTCACTATCCCTCTGACCAGAGAATGCCATGACAAGCTACATGAGGATGTAGCTGCATGGGAAGCCACTCACGGCAGCCAGTTATTCCACCTGGTACGCACGCTGAACAAGGCATTTGGGATTGGGGCGATCAGCACGGCAAACAAACGCGGGGAAAAGCGATGAATCTTGAAACGGCACTGAAACATTTCAGCCCTAAAAGTCTGAATATTTCCGACTCGTCCAGAGCAACTGCGAGCGAAGCATTAACGGGGACTGACATCATGGCAGCACTCGGCATGGTAGAAGCAAAGGCAGTATTTGGCATGGCGCTTTGCCTCGGCAAGTATGGCGTCAGTGAAGAGGATCGCCAACGGTCGGTTGATATGCTGACTCAGTTTGCCAGCAAAAAAGCACCAAGGGCGATAAAGCGAGCTTCAGGGGCTAAATTCGGGCGCTGCCTGCGTATCATGGCTGCAATGGCCTACGGCGAGTTTTGCCGTTCTGCATTATCAGCAGAATCATGTTCTTGTTGCCAAGGCCGGGGGCTGGTTCGCAAAACCCAGATAAACCGCAATGAGCTAGCTATTGAGTGGGAAGAGAATAAATTTAGCATTAAGAATGGGTTGTGGATGCTAAAGGAATGCAGCCAGCCACCAGCCAAGACAGTGTGGGAAGACGTTATTATGGTGGCCTGCCCAGTATGCCAGGGTAAAGGCAATATAAGCGCCCGTTGCCGCTGTCAGGGTACCGGCACTGTGCTGGATAAGAAAAATAGCGAGCTTCAAGGCGTCCCTGTCATGAAAGAATGCCCGAAATGCAAGGGGAGAGGCTTCAAGCGGGTTCAGCCGTCAGTTATTCACCATGCTGTTAAAAAGCTGATCCCTGAGCTGCCAGAGCGTACATGGCGATATAGCTGGAAGCCGTTTTATGAATCGCTGCTGACAAAATGCTACCAGGAAGAAAGTGAACTGGAGCGTATTTTCAGCAAGGTTACCCGGTGACGGAAAACGTGTGCTTGCAATAGTTGCCGTTTTTTCCTAATATCAGCTCTAACGATGGGGTATATACGCCCGTTACAGAAAACCTGCCGATGTGCAGGTTTTTTTATTGATGCAGCAGAAGGGCGCATTTGGTTTTGATACGCACTATCGATCCCTACCCTGGGTAATCTGAGTGCGCCCCTCGGTGTGAAGTGACAGTCGGGAAAGACCGGCAACCATTCAAGCCCTGGCTATAAACGCCGGGGCTTTTCCGTTCTTGGGCTGCGCTAACCGCGTGGCCTTTTCTGTTTTTATCACCCGAAGATCGGGCCGAGCCCCGGCAAGGGGGAGGGATGAAAATGCCAAACAGTCCCCATAGCTGGGCGGACATCAGTGAAATTCTCGCAGCCTGGTGGCGTGGCGATGTGCCGATCGGTGGCGTCATCATGGCTATCGTGATGGCGGTGCTGCGCATGGCTTACTCCGGCAGCAGTTGGAAAGAAACTATTTTCGAAGGGCTGATGTGTGGTGCTTTGGCACTGACGACGTATTCCGCACTGGATTTCTTCGATGTACCGAAGGCGCTCACTGTCGGCATCGGTGGTTTTATAGGTTTCGTCGGCGTAAAAAAACTCAGTTCATTCCTGTCTGGGTACGTTGGCAACCGCTTTGGTGGAGGCAATCAGGATGCAAACAAGTAAGAAAGGCCGTGATTTTATCAAGTGTTTTGAAGCTCTCCGTCTGATCGCCTATCCAGACCCCGGCACCGGCGGCAAGCCTTGGACGATTGGCTGGGGCCATACCAAGGGAGTGAAGCAGGGTGACCGCATCACACAGGATCAGGCAGAGCAATTCTTCTCTGATGATTTGGCTGTGTATGAGTTGACGGTAAACAGCGCCATCAAGTGCCCAATGACGCAGAGCCAGTTTGACGCGATGGTGTCGCTGGCATTCAACATCGGCGGCGCTGCCTTTGCCGGATCAACGCTGGTGAAGGAATTCAACGCCGGTGATGCTCAGGGGGCAGCCGACCAATTCCCTCGCTGGAAATTCAGCGACGGCATAGTTATGCCCGGGTTGGTAAGGCGCCGCGCTGCTGAGCGTGAAGTGTTCTTGTCATGAATGGCTGGATCTCAAAGCTGGCCAGCGGGGGGTTACTGCTCCTGCTGGTGGTATCGATCTGCCTGGGCGGTTATAGCTCGTTGTTGTCGCACCGACTGGAACTGGCACGCCAGCAATTGGCCGAGCAGCAAAAGACCTTGGCGCAGCAGGCCGGGTTGATCGCAACGCTACAGACGCAAGATGCTCAAAACCGTGCACTGATGGCGGCCCAGCAGCAGCAGGAACAGCAGTTGCGTCAGCAAAGCGACACATATCAGAGGAAATACCGTGAAGCGATTAAAAATGACGCCTGTGCTGCTAAGCGGATGCCTGATGCTGTTATTGAGCTCCTGCGCGGAACGGCCACCCACACCGCCAGCACCGATCGTCCTGCTTCCCCCTGAATCGGTATTCAAACCTTGCGAACAGCCCACATTGCAGGGCGATACATGGGGCGATATCGGCAGCCATGCGCTGGCACTGCAAACTGCTTTATCAATCTGCGCCGGCCAAGTGGCCACGCTGAACCAATGGCGGGCAGCCGCCGGGAGGGCGAACTGATGCAATTCAGCACTAAATCGAAGAAACACCGGATGTTCATAAATGATGCAGGAATGGCGATTACCGACAAGCAAGGTATGCCGCGCGTCATCATTGGGTCAATTAACAAATCTAACCCTGTTATCCGAACCGGAAAAAAATCCACCTTTCAACAATGGGCTAAAAACGCCCTTGCTATCACTAGTGATCAGCAAAGAATGAGCGACATAGGCCCAGTAGATGAGAACTCGCTGGGCTTTGAATCCGTAAAATTAACCGAGTAGACACGTATAGCTGTGGAACCAGGTCCGCCATCAATTACTCTAGGGTTGGGATGGGATCAGTGTTTGCATGCCTTGCTTTGAAAATGATTCCACGCATTTTGGATCTAACCTGATGTAGATCTCTCTTCTCTACGGCTTCTCCCAGATACTGATTTAATGTTGCATTTGCACTACAAAAACCAGGCTTTGTTGGGATGGAAATACTAACGCTAATATCCGACGCAATCATGCCACCGATTAGTTCGAGGGCTTCATCCGTTAACAATTTCGAAATATGGCTAATGCCTGTGGGCTGAATTGTATAATCAGAACCATCGAACCTTATTAAAAGTTTCGATTGGTCAGGCCTCCAGTGGTCAGCAAGAGAGGGAATTAATCTCCAGCCGCAATACCACGTCCTGCAAACGGATGGCCTAATATCATAAATGGAGCATCCACCTTGTTCACGCAGGTTAACGCAAGGTTCATCTGCGTTTTTTTTCAATGTGGGTTCATTAATGCAAAGGTCTATACAGCATATTGAACATTCGCCACAGGACCTTCCTTTAACCAAGTAACGCTCTAACGACATTTTTTCACCTTAAATTGTAGTTATATCCATAGATACTGAATGGCTATGTGTATCTGCAAGGTGAGGATAGTCCGTAATTGATGAAAGTGAATCCTGATGTTTAACCAGTGCATTACAGATGGCCTTTGCGAGGGCCATCGATAATGCACAATAACCAAAGCCATCACCCTGCATCTTCCGCGCACCCAGCGCATCGGCTGGCTGGTGGCTTTTAATATTATTGTGGTAAATGGTAATCATTTGCATTCACGGGTCCTTTCCGGAGGTGGGGCCGTTACGGGGCGGCGACCTCGCGGGAAACCGCTATTTATGAGTTTTTTGGACGCGGATCCTACTTCCTTCTCACTTAATACCTAACTTATTGTTTTTACTTCAATCACGTATTGCCAAAGCGGGAAGCGATCCAGCCGGGATCCTCATGATTTTTAATAAATCACTTCCCGGTTAAATAAATGTTAATAAAAAAGGGTTTCGGGGGGATTCATGAATGTAACAAAGGCACAACTGGCGGATCTCTTCGAAGTTTCAACGCGCACTATCACAACATGGCAATCGCAAGGGATGCCAGTTGTTGCCGGCGATGGTAACGGCGGTAAAGGCGGGGAAAACACCTATTCGACAAAGGACGTTATTAACTGGTTCGCCGATCGCGAGGCCTCGTTAGAAAACGAGGTATTACGTAAAGAGCTGGATGCCCTGCAGCAAAGCGGGGAAGAGGCCTTGCAACCTGGCACGATCGACTATGAGCGCCACCGTTTAACCCGTGCCCAGGCTGATGGTCAGGAACTTAAGAACGCCAAAGACTCCGCCGAAGTAGTGGAAACCGGCTTCTGCATGTTTGTCCTGTCAAAAGTGGCGGGGGAGATAGCCGGCATTTTTGACGGTATTCCTCTCTCAATGCAGCGGCGCTTTCCTGAACTGGAAAATCGGCATATCGAATTTTTAAAGCGGGATGTGGTTAAGGCCATGAATAAAGCGGCTGCGCTGGATGAAATTCTTCCGGGGTTGCTGAATGAGTATATCGAACAAACAGATTAATCGGCTGCGCTATTGGATAGCAGCCGGTCTGCGTTCGTTATTCCGCCCCGTGCCCATGACGGCGGTTGAATGGGCGAACGATTTTTACTACCTGCCGAAAGAATCCTCATATCAAGAGGGGCGATGGGAAACGATGCCCTTCCAGGTTGCGATCATGAACGCAATGGGGAGCGATGACATTCGGGAAGTGAACTTTATTAAGTCGGCGCGCGTCGGCTATTCAAAAATGTTGCTGGCCGTCGTGTCGTATTTTATCCAGCACAAACAGCGAAACGGGGTGCTGTGGCAACCGACGGATGGCGATGCTGAGAACTTTATGAAGTCGCATGTTGAACCGACGATCCGCGACGTCCCTAGCCTTTTAGCGATGGCGCCCTGGTACGGTAAAAAACACCGTGATAACACGCTTTCGATGAAGCGTTTTTCGAACGGTCGGGGCTTCTGGTGTCTGGGGGGGAAAGCCGCAAAAAACTACCGCGAAAAATCAGCGGATTATGTTGGTTATGACGAGTTGGCCGCCTTTGATGAAGATGTGGAAAAAGAAGGTTCGCCGACGTTCCTGGGCGATAAACGTATAGAAGGCTCAGTGTGTCCAAAGTCGATACGCGGCTCAACGCCAAAAATCCGGGGTGTATGCCAGATAGAACGCGCCGCCAGTGAGTCCGGGCATTTGATGCGTTTTCATGTGAAATGTCCGCATTGTGGCGAGGAGCAATTTTTAAAGTTTGGCGATCGGGAAACGCCGTATGGGTTCAAGTGGGAATCAGGGAAACCGAAGACTGTTTTTTATCTCTGCGAACATAACGCGTGCGTGATAAAGCAGCAGGAACTTGATTTTAGTGAGGCCCGTTATATCTGTGAATACACGGGGCTTTATACGCAAGACGGATTGCGTTGGTTCGAATCATCGGGGCAAGAAACTGATCCGCCGGAGTCCGTCTCTTTTCACATCTGGACGGCATACAGCCCGTTTACTACCTGGGTACAAATCGTTAAGGACTTTAGAAAGACGAAAGGCGACCCGGGCAAGCTGAAAACCTTCACAAACACGACCCTGGGCGAAACCTGGGCCGAGGAAGTGGGGGAGCGGCCACTGCCTGAAACTTTGGTAGAACAGGCCGAGCATTACCGGGCAGAAGTACCTGATCGCGTGGTTTATCTTACTGCCGGCATTGACTCCCAGTTAGACCGCTACGAGATGCGAGTGTGGGGCTGGGCGCCAGGAGAGGAGTCATTCCTAATCGACCGCGTGATTATCATGGGGCGGCACGATGAAGAAGAAACGTTGCTGCGTGTTGATGAGGCCATAAACAAGCAGTATCAGCTGGCCGACGGCACGATCATGACGATTGGCCGGGTGTGCTGGGATATCGGTGGTATTGACCCGATGATCGTTTATCGCCGGTCGAAAAAGCTGGGCCTTTTCCGCGTTATCCCGATCAAGGGGGCCAGCGTGTACGGCAAGCCCGTTGCCAACATGCCACGCAAGAAAAACAGCCACGGCGTTTTCCTGACCGAAGTCGGGACGGACGTTGCCAAAGAAGTGATTTACGCCCGCTACAAACTGGAGCGGCCCGCTGATGGTTCCCCTTTCCCTGGGTTGATCCACTACCCGAACAATCCGGAGGTATTCGACCTAACCGAAGCCGAGCAGCTGACGGCCGAGGAACTCATAGAAAAATATGAGAAAGGGAAAGTGAAACTGCTATGGGATAGCAAAAAACGGCGTAACGAGGCGCTCGACTGTTTCGTTTATGCCCTGGCGGCTTTGCGCATTAGCGTTTCGCGTTGGCAGCTGGATCTGGATGTATTGCTGGCCAGTCGCCAACAATCACCGGACGGGCAAGAGGTCAGTTCGAATAATGAATTAGCAGCCCTGGCGGCTAAATTGGGAGGATAACGTGGCGACACAAGAACAACTCGACGAAGCCCGGAAAGCGTTGCACGCATTGCTGACGGGGAAGCGGGTCGCATCGGTTCAAAAAGATGGGCGCAGTATTACTTTCACCTCGGCCACGCTACACGAATTGCGGGCCTACATTGCCGATCTTGAGAGCCAATTAGGGCTAGTTAGTCGGCGCCGTGGCCCGGCAGGATTTGGCGTATGAATCCAACATTATTAGGCCCGGATGGCTCAACCCCTCTGCGAGAATATGCCGGCTATACCGGAGGCGGTGCAGGTTTCGGCGGTCAGATTGCAAACTGGCTTCCTGCATCTCAAAGCGTTGATGCTGCCTTATTGCCGCAATTTGAACGGGGGAACGCCCGGGCTGATGACCTGGTGCGAAATAATGGCTATGCAGCCAATGGCGTGCAGCTTCACCAGGATCACATTGTAGGGTCCTTTTTCCGGCTGAGTTATCGCCCTAACTGGCGTTATCTGGGCATTGAGGAGAAAGAATCCCGGGCGTTTTCTGATGAGGTAGAGGCGGCGTGGCGAGAATATGCCGAAGACCCGGATTGTTGCCTGGATGTGGAGCGCAAACGCACCTTCACGATGATGATCCGGGAAGGGGTGGCCATGCACGCTTTTAATGGCGAGGTGTTTACTCAACCTTGCTGGGAGCGCAATCAGCGCCGATTGTTCCGCACGCAATTTAAAATGGTCAGCCCCAAACGTATCCGAAACGCCCCGGGTGTACTCGATAGCAATACTCAGCGTGCCGGCGTGAAGTTGGATAAATATGGCGCCGCCGTTGGTTATAACGTGGCGGATGACAGTTATCCGAGTTGGGGCGCCCGCCGTTGGTCATATGTTCCCCGTGAGTTAGCGAACGGCCGGCCAGCGATGATCCACATTTTCGAACCTCTGGAAGATGGGCAAACACGCGGTGCGAACCGGTTCTATAGCGTTATGGAGCAAATGAAAATGCTTGATACGCTGCAGAATACGCAGCTGCAGAGTGCGATTGTGAAGGCGACGTATGCCGCGACAATTGAGTCCGAGCTGGATACTGACAAGGCCTTTGAGTACATCCTGGGGACGGGGGACGCCAAAGGCCAATCCAGCCAGATGAATAAACTGTTGGAGCAATACCTGGTGTATTACCAGGCGGCTCAAGTGAAGTTTGGCGGCGCCAAGGTTCCGCACCTGTTCCCGGGCGATGAGCTTAAATTGCAAACGGCTCAGGATACCGATAACGGTTATTCAGTGTTTGAACAGTCGCTGTTGAGATATATCGCCGCTGGGCTGGGTGTGTCCTATGAACAGCTTTCCCGGGACTATTCGCAAGTCAGTTATTCCAGCGCCCGGGCATCGGCTAACGAATCCTGGCGTTACTTCCTCGGCCGCCGCAAGTTTATTGCGTCACGCCAGGCGAGCATGATGTTTTCTTGCTGGTTGGAAGAAGCATTGATCCGTGGGGTGGTAAAAATGCCATCCCGGGCGCGGTTCTCGTTTACCGAGGCGCGATGTGCCTGGAGTAATTCAGAATGGATCGGTGCTGGCCGTATGGCCATCGATGGGCTGAAAGAGGTGCAAGAGTCCGTCATGCTGATCGAGGCAGGCTTAAGTACCTATGAAAAAGAATGCGGCAAGCTGGGCGAAGATTATCAGGAAATTTTCCGCCAGCAGGTCCAGGAGGCCGAAGAACGAAAAGCCGCTGGACTAACATCGCCGGCATGGGTGGCTGCAGCTTTCCAGGCTCAGCTGCAGAACTCAACACAAAACGAGGGAGGCCAGCGTGGATCAAGCACGTAACTTGCCCCATATCGCCAGCATGGCACTCAATGAGCCGCTTTTATTAGAACCCGCCTACGCGCGGGTTTTCTTTTGCGCGTTGGGTAAGGAGCTGGGCGTGGGGCGCCTGATTGATGGCACAACAAACACCGTTCTATCGCAGTCGCAAATGTCAGAGGTGGCCGCGTCTTATGGTCCTGGGCGCATGACGATCACGGATAGCGGGTATGACATTCAGGATCGGATTGCCATCGTACCAATCTCAGGGACGCTGGTGAGCAAGTCTGCCTCATTGCGGCCATATTCCGGCATGACCGGCTATAACGGCATTGTCTCCCGGGTGCAGATGGCGATTAACGATCCCGATGTAGACGGGATTTTACTCGAAATGGACACACCTGGCGGCATGGTCGCCGGCGGATTTGATGCTGCAGATATGATCGCCCGTCTCCGCACTCAAAAGCCGATCTGGTCGCTGGCTAACGATATGAACTGCAGCGCCGGCCAACTCCTGGCCAGCGCTTGTTCTCGGCGCCTGGTTACTCAAACGGCCAAAGCCGGTTCGATCGGCGTGCTAATGGCACACAGTAATTATGCGGGCAATCTGGAGCAAGCCGGCGTCGATATTACCCTGATTTTTTCCGGCTCTCACAAAGTGGATGGCAACCCCTGGGAGGCGTTGCCGAAAGAGGTGCGGGCGACTTTCCAGGCAAAAATGGACGCTATACGCCAATCGTTCGCGGGGAAAGTGTCGAGCTATACCGGTATTTCTGTTCAAGCGGTGCTCGATACCGAAGCGGCCGTGTATACCGGCCAGGAGTCGATAGATGCAGGTCTATCTGATGAACTGGTGATCAACACCGACGCGCTTGCGGTGATGCGTGAGGCTCTCAGTAATTCGAAAATAACCCGGTCTATAGGAGGCCAAATGTCAGTAAATCAAACCCAAACCGTAGCGGATACGCCAACCGGGTCGGAAGTGGCCACAGTACAAACAGCCGTTGATCCGGCAGCGGCTCTGCCAGCAGGGGGTGTAACAGCGGCCGTTAATGATGCTATTAAGGCCGAAAATACCCGCATCATGGGGATTTTGGATTGTGATGAGGCCAAAGGCCGCGGCGTCTCCGCACGTGCCCTGGCAGCCACGCCAGGAATGACGGTAGAAAACGCCCAGCGCATTCTTGCCAGTATGCCGGAAAGCGCTCAGGTCCGGACTGAAACGGGACTTGATCGCCTGATGGCCGATTCTCCCGAAGCGTTGGGCCAGGGGAGCGATGAAAACAAGGCGCAAGACGGGGTATCGCGTTTAGCGTCATTCTTAACGCAAGGGGAAAATGCATGACCGTAGAACATCGTAATGATCATCGAGTGTTTGCCGGCAGCGATACGGCACATACCGCGAAAGCAAGCAGTGGGCTGGCCAAAGCAACTCCAGCCCTGACGCCTCTGATGCTTGCGGCAGAAGGCGGTTTATTGGTGGCCTGGGATGGAACAGCGGCGGGAACGGCTATTGCCGTGTTGGCTCTACCACATGATGGTAGCGCTCCTATGCTGACTTATTACAAGTCGGGGACGTTTGCTATTGAGGCGATAGCCTGGCCTGACGGCGTGAGCGAACAGTTAAAACAAAATGCGTTTATCGGTACCGCCATCAGCGTTGCTTAAAACGGTTTTCCCCCATCACTACAGGCTGCCAATTGGCGGCCTTTTTATTACCAGAAGGAGGGCCTATGGGCCTGTTTACCACGCGTCAACTGATTGGCGTAACCCAGGACAAACTCAAGTTTAATGCGTTGTTCCTGAATCTGTTTTTTAAGCGTGAAATCACTTTCGATACCGAAGAGGTGATGCTGGACAAAATTACCGGTCGGGCACCGATAGCCGTGTACGTTTCTCCTCAGGTAGAGGGCAAAGTTTTACGTAATTTGGGCGGGATGACACGCACGCTAAAGCCTGGGTATGTCAAACCGAAACACCAGGTAACGCCGGCCATGGTAGTTGACCGCCTGCCCGGCGAAGATCCGGCGATGCTTGCGGATCCGGCATACAAGCGTGAGCGTATTATTGCGCAGAACCTGAAACAGGAAGAAGAATCCATTGTTCAGGTTGAAGAAATGCAGGCTGTTCAGGCGGTATTAAAGGGCAAGTATCTGATGGAGGGGGAGCAATTCGAAAAAGTTGAAGTCGACTTTGGTCGGAACCCTGCAAACAACATTATTCAGAGTGGCTCGGCAGCATGGTCAAAACAGGACCAGGATACCTTTGACCCGACGTTTGATCTGGATATGTACGCTGACCAAAGTAACGGAGCAATCAACATTGCCGTGATGGACGGGCTGTCCTGGCGCGTCTTGAATGGGTTCAAGTTGTTCCGTGAAAAGATGGATACCCGCCGAGGGTCCAATTCTCAGTTGGAGACGGCGTTGAAAGACCTGGGGGCAATTGTATCCTTCAAGGGCTACTACGGCGACCTGGCTATTGTTGTGACGAAAGGCCAATACGCGAAAGAGGATGGAAAAACAGAGCGCTATATGCCGGATAGCACCATTGTACTGGGGAATACGTTGGCTGATGGCATCCGTTGTTACGGCATGATCCATGATGCTGAGTTTGTCGCTGAAGGGATCACCGTCGCTAAACGTTATCCGAAAAACTGGATCACAAAAGGTGACGTGAGCAGTGAATACACTATGACCCAATCCGCCCCGCTTATGGTTCTGCCAGAACCTGACAATTTCGTTGTCATCACAATCGCATAACGCCGATTAATCGGACAGGGGCTACGGCCCCTTTTCCCCTGTTTTAGAGAGATAACACAATGGCTACTAAAGACGAGTTGATCGCCAAACTGGGCGAGTTGGGCAAGGTGTTGGGCCGTGAGCTGAGCGCAGAAGGGACTATCGCAGATCTGCAGTTACGTATCCGTGAAGCCGAAGAGGAAATCGAGGCATTAGAGGAGGACGACGACGGCTCGACCGGTGGCACGGGGGGGGCTTTAGGTTCCGGCTTGTTGCCGGCTGCTCCTGGGGATGAACTCCAGCCATCGGCGCCAAAAGCAGAAGGTGCAATTGAGTGGGTAACTGTCCGCGTACTGACGACCTTGCATATCAACGCCTTGCATGAAACGCGCAATATACCAGTGAAAATGGCGTATGCCGGCGATACGGTCCGCGTGCTGGCCACGGACGTGGACGAGCTGGAAGACGCTGGCCACGCTACAGAGCTTTAAGGGAGGAGCATGGACGGGTTCGATAATCTTTTTGATGAAGCCCTTTTTGATGCTGATAGCCGCATTCTTGAGGTTATGGGCCGTGAGGTGGCGGTATTTATAAATGGTGCCTCGACGCCTGTCCGTGCCGTTTTTGATGACCCGGAAAGCATCGATTATGCATCCGGCGGTAACGTTCGGATTGAGGGGACCAGTCCGCGATTGTTCGTCAAATCTGCAGCAGTAACGCAATTGCAGCGATTGGACGTTGTACGGGTTGGTACTGAGCGCTATTGGGTCGATCGCATCGCCCCGGATGACACGGGTAGCCGTTACATTTATCTCGGCGTTGGGGACCCGCCGGCCAGCACTCGCAGGCGTTAAGGGGGATATATGGCAATGAAAGGGCTGGAGCAGGCGATCGCTAACCTGAGCAGCATAAGTAAAACTGCAGTACCTATCGCGTCTGCCCAGGCTATTAACCGGGTGGCCGTGCGGGCAATCAGTCGAAGCACTAAACGGGTTTCGGCCGAGGTCAATATACAGCAAAAGCTGATCAAGCAGCGCGCCAGGCTGAGGCGTGCAAGTCCTTCACAGAATCCCCCGCGCGCCGTTCTTTCGATTAACCGTGGCAACATGCCGGCTATCAAGCTGGGTACGGCCCGTATGCAGTTATCGCGAAAATCGGGCAATACCGGGCGCCAGGGCAGTGTATTGAAGATCGGGCGGTTCACGTTCCGTAATGCTTTTGTGCAGCGTTTAACGAATGGCCGCTGGCATGTCATGCGCCGGCTAGGCAAAGCCCGGTATTCGATAGAGGTCGTTAAAATTCCGTTGGTTGAACCACTCACAAAAGCTTATGAGGAGGAGTCCAGGAGCCTATTGGCATCTGATATGGGTAAGGAAATGCGTTACGCCTTACAGAACCAGATGCGGCTTTACCTGGTGAAGAGGTCACGATGATTAAACATACCGAAATTCGATCCGCGGTGCTGGACGCATTGACGAGCAGCCTGGGGTCAGATGTGATTTTTTTTGATGGTCGCCCCGCTGTTTTAAACGAAACCGATTTTCCCGCTGTCGCTGTCTATCTCACTGATGCGAAGTATACCGGTCAGAGGCTCGATGAGGACAGCTGGCGAGCAGATCTACACGTTGAATTATTCCTGGCTGCGCAGGTTCCTGATTCGGAGCTTGATGCGTGGATGGAGACGAAAATTTATCCCGCGCTCAGTCATATACCGGCCTTGTCTGAGCTTATCGAAACAATGGTTGCTCATGGTTATGGCTATCAGCGTGACGATGAGATGGCCGCGTGGAGTTCTGCAGACCTTTCCTATCAACTGACCTATTCCATGTAGGGGATCCACTATGTTAGCTCCAAACCCATTGGCGCCAGTTAAGGGCGCTGGGACCACTTTTTGGCTTTATACGGGTAACAACGACCCTTTTTATAACCCGCTCAGTGATGAGGGCTGGACGCGCTTGGCCAAAGTAAAAGAACTGCAGCCTGGCGAAATTACCGCTGAATCCTACGACGATAACTATGTTGATGACGAAGACGCGGATTGGAATGCCTCCGCGCAGGGGGCTAAATCAGCCGGAGAGGCGAATATTACACTGGCCTGGAAGCCGGGCGAGCCAGGGCAAAGAGGGCTGGTGGAATGGTTCCATTCCGGCGATGTTCGCGGATACCGGATCAAGTACCCCAACGGTGCCGTCGATGTGTTTAAAGGCTGGGTAAGCGGGCTGGGTAAAACCGTCACCGCAAAGGAAGTGATCACCCGTACCGTCAAACTCACAAACTCCGGCCGGCCGCATATTGCAGAGGATGGTGATTCGCCGGTGGTATCAGTTACCGGTCTGACTGCCGCCCCGGCAACCGCTAATGTAGCCGTGGGCGCTACGGTTGACATTACTTTCACCGTTCAGCCGGCTAATGCTACTGATACCTCCCTGCGTATTTCCACATCGGCGCCGGCGCTGGCCACTGTGACGCAAAATGGCAACGTGGCCAAGGTGAAAGGCGTAAAAGCGGGAGTAGTGGAGATCATCGGCATGACCAATGATGGTCTATTTGTCGCTATTTCCAAAGTCACCGTCGCTTAATGTTTAACTCAGCGCCCCGAAAGGGGCGTTTTTATTGGTGGATTTATGCTTAAAAAAGACACGTTTAAATACGCTGGTCAGAGTATCAGCGTTAGTGAATTATCGGGTTTACAACGAATTGAATACATGACTGTTATTCAAAAGGAAACCGCGATTTTCGATAATCTGCCGGCAGATATTCCAGAATCTGATAGCAATATGGCCTTTGCATCGTTGCGCCTGCGCATTAATGCCTGGCTGGTGGCCGCGTCGCTTTGGCATGACGACAAACAAACCCCTGTTGAAACGCTGCAGCAGACTGTCCTGGTCGATTGGTCTGGCCCTGCGATCGCAGAGTGTAGCCAAATGGTTCTTACGTTGAGTGACATGCTAGCGCCGGAAACGGATCCCGATGACCCGGGCGTTGATGCATCGCCGGCAGAAGAGAAGGACTCACCCGCAAAGCCCTAGCCTCCGAAATCCTGTTTGCTCAGCGCCTGGCGCGGGAGTTTAACCGACCAGACTGGCGGAAAATGCTGTCTGAGATCAGTGCGACTGAGCTGGGGGAGTGGGCGGGTTATTACAGGGAAAACCATTTCTCTGATGCCTTGCTTGATGCGGAGTTTTCAACGCTAAAAGCAACGTTAGTTGCTCTGTTCGCCTCGGGTGATGAGCCGATTAACGCCGGTGATTTTAGCCTGTTCGCCTCGGCCGAGCCGGAGACGGAAGCAACAGACGACGATCTCATGCTGATCGGCGAAGGGATTTACGGAGGGGTGCGTTATGTCGGAACAGATTGCTGATCTTGTCGTTAATCTGGACGCGGATACAGTCAATTTTCAAAAGCAGATGGGGCGAGTTGAGCGCCAGCTCCTGGAGTCGGCCCGCAAAGCGGATGTTTCTACCGAACGTATGCGGCGCCTGGCTGAAAGCCAAGCGGCGGCAATCAGCACTGTAGCGGGTAAAACAGAACAAGCCACGACTCAGCTGCAGACAAAGCAAGCCGCTGCTGCGGATGGCATGAAGGGGAAGTGGGCAGAAACCGCGCAGGCAGTTGATGAGGCACACCAACGAGTTGCCGAACTCAGCCGCCGGCTGGCCGATAATCAGCAGCAGGCCCAGATTACGGGAGAGTCGCAGGATAGGTTAACAGCCTCGTTTTTCCGTCAAATCGATGGCATTAAAGGCATGGGTACCGGCCTGCAGGAACTGAGGGCGATACAAAGCCAGGTCAGGGCTGCACGCGCTGCAGGGAATATTACACAGGGTGACTACCTTTCCCTGGTCACTGAAACATCGACCAAAGAGCGGTCATTGGCGCAAGCTGAGCAGGTAGCAACCCAGGCTAAAGAGAACTACCTGCAGAAGCTCCGCGAGCAGGTGACACTGCAGGGGAAAACCGCTTCACAGGTTCAAGAATACAAAGCGGCGCAATTGGGCGTGTCTCAACAGGCCGCGCCGCTGATCGCCAAACTCAAAGAACAAGAGGGCGCCTGGAAGCGTGGCGAAATCTCGGCAGGTCAGTACCGCATGGCCATGCGTCAATTGCCGATGCAGATCACCGATATCACGACTTCTTTAGCCTCCGGGATGCCGGTCTGGTTAATCGCCGTTCAGCAAGGCGGGCAGATAAAAGACAGTTTTGGCGGTGTCGGGAATGCGTTAAAGGCCATGCTGGGATTGTTAACGCCGGCACGGCTTTTGATGGGGGGCGCGGCGGCCACTATGGGCGTTCTGGCCTATGGCGCCTATGACAGCAGCAAACGGATCGCGGACCTCAATCGTGAGCTTGCACGCACTAACGGGGTATCGGGTTACACAAAGCAGGGCCTACAAGGGTTAGTCGATCAGGGGATATCAGCCGGCCAATCTTTTAACTCTGCAACGGATTCCCTTAAAGCCTTAATCGCCGCCGGCGCCACGTCGGGAACTAATTTTTCTCAGGTTAGCCAGGCGATAGCTGCTTATTCGAAAGAGAGCGGGGAGGAGCTGGATACGCTGGCCGGAAAGTTTACGGCCATAGCGAAAGACCCAAGCCAGGGGATCCTGGCGTTGAATGAGAGCCTGCATTTTCTGACTGCAGAGCAATACGCCAATATTCGCTCACTGGAGGAGCAAGGCCGGCATATGGATGCCGTTAAGCTGGCGTCTGACCTGGCCGCTACTGCGATGCATGGCGCTGCAGACAAGATGAAAACTGAGCTTTCCTCAGTCGAGTCTTATATGCGCACGCTTAAAGATATGGCTGGTGGTATGTGGGACGCCATCACCGGTGTTTTCCGGGATAAGACAGCCGGCGAAGCCGCAACTGAGCTTCAAACCCGCGTAGCCAGCATCCAGGCGCAAATTGCCAACTCGGAACGGACCGGATACAACCAGAAAAATGGCAAGCTGCAGGCCTGGCGTGACGAGCTGGACGTATTAAATGCTCAACTCGATGCGATGAGCCTGCGCCGTGGTGTAGAGAAGGGCATACAGGCCGCAGCGCAAAAGCTTAAGGAAACTGAGCAGGAGCGTCTACGCCTGGCACAGCAACAGGATGCGTTAGCGACCACGCTACAGAGCAAAGAGGAAAAGCGCGCCAGGTTAATCGCCCAGACAAATGAAGCTTTCAAGCAAGGCCTGATCAAGAGTGCCGCCGCGCGTGATCAGCAAATAAAACGGATTAACGAGCAGTACAAGGATCCGAAAAAGGCCAAACAAAGCCAATACCGCACCCCGGCGGGGGACCGTGCGACGGACAGCGCCCAATCTGGCCTCCTGTCCCTGCAGGCACAACTGCAGGTGTTACGCCAGCACTCAGGGCTTAACGACACCATTAGCCAGCAGCGCAAAGAGCTGTGGGCCGCACAGGCGCAATTTACGGTGTTAGAAGAGGCGGCGGGTAAGCGGCAACTTTCTGCCCAGGAGAAATCTCTGCTGGCCAGCAAGGATAAGGTCCTGGCTCTGGCGGAGCAGAAAGCCGCACTTGGCGATCAGGTAGCCCAGCAGGAGCGATTAAACAAACTGCAGGACGCCTCGACTAAATATGTCACGCAGATGGCCGAGAAGCAGCAGGCGCTGGTTAACGGTGCCGGGCTAGGGGATCGCGCCGCTCAGCGTGAAAATACCTTTGCACAATTGCGGCAGGGATGGCTTAACCAGGGCGGTGGCCTTAATGATGATGGCTACCGTAAGCAGCTGCAGGCGGCGGAGGACTATTATGCGGCGGAGGACCAATTAAGGGGCAATTGGATGGCCGGCGCGTCGAGTGCCTGGAGCAACTATCAGGATCAAGCGGCCGATGCTGCCGGCATGACAAAATCCCTGTTTACGGGGGCTTTCTCGGGCATGGAAAACGCGCTGGTATCGTTTTCGACGACGGGCAAGGCTGCTTTCAAAGGGTTCACCGTATCCATCCTGGCCGACCTGGCCAAAATCGCATTACGCATGGCTATGTCTCAAGGGCTTCAAAGTCTGTTTGGCGCCTTTGGCGCTGGGGCTGGAAACAATCCCGGGGCCGTTCCTATGTTTGCCAATGCGAAAGGCGGCGTTTATTCGTCCCCGTCGTTGAGTGCTTACAGTGGTCAGGTGGTAAACAAGCCAACGTACTTTGCGTTTGCAAAAGGGGCCGGTGTGATGGGCGAGGCCGGCGCCGAGGGGATTTTTCCGTTAAAGCGCGGTCGGGATGGGAAATTGGGTGTTGCTGCTATCGGAGGGCCGCAGCAGGGCAATGCAGCGCCGAATGTATATATCACGATTGAAGGGGGTGGTAATGCGAATACTCAGGCTGATCCAGGCTGGGAGGAGTTCGGGAAGACGATGGGTAATATTGCTGCGCAAGAGAGTCAGAAAGTTATTAACCGTAACCTCAAACCAGGGCAACCCATTTGGAAAGCAATTAAGGGGGGGTAATGACCATTCAAACATTTAGTTTTCGGGCGCGTATAAATGCCGCAGGTGACACCCGATTTCGTGTTAGAAAGGCTCAGTTTGGCGATGGTTATATGCAGGTTGCTGGCGATGGAATTAACCCTGTAATCCGCTCATGGGAGCTTTCATTTACCGGCCCGCGTGAATTTATCGCCGATATTATTAACTTTCTTGAATTTCACCAAGGGGTTAAATCATTCCAGTGGCGCCCACCGTCTGGAGACATAGGTTTATATCGCTGTGAAGCATATAAAAATAATCCTATGAAAAGAGGATGGTTTTCATTAACGGCCACTTTCACCGAGGCATTCCACGTTTAATCGGAAATAATCATGCTTAATTCAGACCTGCAGAAGTTGGAGCCGGGCAATCGCATTCGCCTCATTGAAGTGGATGGCACGAAGTTTGGTGCCGATATTCTGCGTTTTCACTGTGACACGTTACCCTATACTCCGGAGGAACTCGTTGCTGCCGGCGGCGATGAATCCAAGTTGCCAGCGAAGCCTATATGGTGGCAAGGAAAGGAATATGGTCCGTGGCCGTTTACCGTCGAGGGACTGGAAGTATCCTCAGACAGCCAGAGCACCGAGCCAAAGTTAACGGTGGCTAATCTTGATGGACTGATCACCGCGCTTTGCCTCCAGTTCGAGGACATGGCGCAGGCCAAAGTGCTGATCCACGATACATTGGTGCACTACCTCGACGCCCGTAATTTTCCAGAGGGCAACTCTACAGCTGATCCGGTGCAGGAAAAGCTGCAGGTCTACTACATCGATCGCAAAGCAACGGAAAGCGATGAGTCGGTTGAGTTCGAATTGTCCAGTCCTGCTGACCTACGAGGCCTACGTATCCCAACTCGGCAAATTCATAGCCTGTGTACCTGGTGTTCTCGTGGTTGGTACCGCACAGGTAAAGGCTGTGATTATGCCGGTACCCGGTACTTTGACGAAAAGGGAAACCCGGTTGATGACCCCAGCAAGGACCGTTGCGGTGGGCTACTGAGCGATTGCCAAAAACGTTTTGGCGAGAATGAGCCGTTACCGTTCGGTGGGTTCCCCGGTGCCTCATTAATCCGGCAGTAGGGGGAGAGATGAAAGAGAAAACCATAGCGGCCATTATGGCGCACGCTGAGGCTGAGTATCCGCGCGAGTGTTGCGGCATAGTGGCGCAAAAATCTCGCGTTGAGCGTTACTTCCCATGTCGTAACCTGGCTGAAAACCCCACTGAACAATTTCACCTGGCGCCAGAGGACTATGTAACCGCATCGGAGTGGGGCACAGTCACAATGATTGTGCATAGCCACCCTGATGCCACCACGCAGCCGAGTGAACTGGATAAGGCACAGTGTGACGCGTTAGAGCTTCCCTGGGTGATTGTCAGTTGGCCTGAAGGGGATTTGCGCACGGTTATGCCGCGTGGCGATTTGCCGTTAGTTGGGCGCCAGTTTGTACTGGGGCATACGGACTGTTGGGGGCTGGTCATGAGTTATTTCCGGCAGCAGCATTGCGTTGAATTGCGAGATTACCGCGTTGATTACCCGTGGTGGGAAAAGGGCGAAAACCTTTACATGGACAACTGGTACGAGTGTGGCTTTCGCGAGTTTAATGGCCCGCCGTTGCCGGGAGATATGGTGATAATGCAGGTGTCAGCGCCGGTGGCGAACCACGCCGGCATTTTGCTGAAAGATGGCGTGTTGCTGCACCATATGTATGGCATGCTCAGCCAGCGGGTGCCCTACGGTGGCTACTGGAAGGAGCGAACTGTGAAGGTCCTGCGCCACAAAGAACTGATGTGATGCTATCATTCCACTTTTCAGCTTAAGGAAAAGGGCTATGAAAAAGATTACCGCCTTGTTTGCTACGTTAGTTTTGTCGGGCTGTTCAACTACAGCTAATGAAATTCGACTGACCATGCCTGTCATCGAAGGGCATACAAGTAAAAATGCAAATTCATATATTGGTTGCGTGCTTAATCATTGGAACGAAAAAAACACCATTTCACCAATTAGTCCGCAACCTACCGAGCATGGCTATACTGCCCAAGTAAATGATATGGCACGAGGGGTAGTAATGCTAATTGATGTGAAAGATACTGACTCAGGTAGCGATTTTGTTTTTTATAAAAAACGAGATATGAGCTTCTATGAGTCGGCAATTACATCATGTAAATAATTTCGCTATTTTCGATGATATACCCGCTGTGGCGGGTTTTTTTATTGGGGGAAATATGAGTTTTATCGAAGTGCCGCTTAGAACTATTCACTTTCATGGTCCAATGGTGAGATTGTTTGGCCGAAATTTCAAGTACCGTGCGCATAGTGTGCCAAAGGCCGTTGATGCAATGAAGAACCTGTTGCCCGGGTTTGAGCGTTATATGCTTGAAGCACATAAGCGCGGTTTGACTTTTGCTGTCTTTGTGGGGAAACGGAATATAGGAAAGAATGAAATTGAATTGACAAAGGGAGTTGAGGATATTCACCTTGTTCCAATGCTTATTGGCAGCAAGAGCGCGGGACTTTTCCAAACGATCATAGGAGTGGCGTTAATCGCTCTATCTGTTTGGAACCCAGCAATAGGTGGTGCGGCAATGATGTCGGCAACTACAGCCACTTCCGTTGGGCTTATGGGGGCGTCCCTGGCACTTGGTGGTGTTGTTCAAATGCTTTCCCCGCAAGCTGGTGGGTTGCGAATGCGACAGGACCAGGACAACAAGCCGAGCTATGCCTTTGGTGGCCCGGTGAACACCACGGCGCAGGGTAATCCTGTGGGTGTGCTGTACGGCACACGTGAGATCGGTGGAGCTATTATCTCTGCTGGTATTTATACTGAAGATCAACAGTAAGCCGAAAGGCGGGAGTGAGTTATGACAAATCAGAAAGGAAAAAAGGCTGATTCAAATGTTGCAGAATCAGCCTCTAGCACAATAAAAATCTCAAATGAAAAAGGGATTATTGAAGTGCGCAATAATCAAGGTGTGCTTATTTCCCGGATGTTGCGGTTTTAACTCTGGCGGCCAATTGCGCGATTGCTAATTGAGCGGTTGCGCCATCATTTTGCTCATACACTTTATCAAGAGTGGTCAATAAATCATGAGCAAAGCCAGGCAGTTGCTTTTCGAGCGTGTGTACCAGAGCAGCATACCCAATGTTTAATGCTTCCATAGAGCAGGTTTGATCTGGCAGCGGCATATCATTAGTAATGGAATTTTCAAATTTAAATGTACTTTTCATGATGTTCCTAATCCAGAGTTAATCAGCCATCCCTCTGATTTCAAACGCCCATGCCTCTACATGGGCGGGCTGAGTCCTTACAAGATAGAGCCTGAAATCAATCAGTAAACCCTGATTTTTGATCAGTGTATTCATTACGCCGCTTATCGCGGCTTTTTTCATTGGTGCGAGCAATATGAAAAGTATAACGATTAAAGGCCGCAAAGGCGGTGGCGGCGGTGGCCATACCCCCGTTGAGTCTCCAGACAGTGTTCAATCGATTTCCCGGGCTAAGATGCTGTTCTCGCTCGGGGAGGGGGAGTTTTCCGGTCGGCTGGATGGCACAAACGTTTATGCTGACGGCACTCCAGTGTTAAACAGTGACGGGACTGAAAACTTTCCCGGCTTTCGCTGGGAATTCCGGCCAGGCACCCAGGCACAAGATTATATCCAGGGCATCCCATCGGTTGAGAACGAGATCGCTATCAGTACCGAATTGAAAAGCGGTACTCCCTGGGTACGAGCAGTGTCAAATCTGCAACTGTCTGCTGTTCGTTTACGCTTCGGTTGGCCGATGTTGCAATCACAGGCTGAGAATGGGGATGTTAACGGCTATCGTATTGAGTATGCGATTGATATTGCGACGGATGGCGGCAGCTATCAGGAAGTATTAACGGCAGCGATCGACGATAAAACAACATCGCTGTATGAACGTTCGCACCGTATCAATCTGCCGAAAGCTACAACCGGTTGGCAGGTGCGTGTGCGCCGCCTGACGCCAAATGCGAACAGCGCCAGAATTGCTGACCGGATGAATATTGAGGCGCTGACCGAAATTATTGATGCCAAGCTGCGCTATCCAAACACCGCGCTGCTGTATGTGGAATTTGACTCCAAGCAATTCCCGAATATACCGAAGATCAGTTGTAAGCCGCGTGGACGAGTGATCCGCGTACCGGATAACTATGACCCGGAAACACGAAGCTATAACGGTGTTTGGACCGGTGGCTTCAAGTGGGCCTACAGCGATAATCCAGCTTGGGTGTTCTACGACATTATTTTGGCTGAGCGTTTTGGCCTTGGCGATCGTATCGATTCTCTTCAGGTATCCGAATCTGAGCTGTACCGCATTGCACAGTATTGCGATCAGCTTGTTCCAGATGGTCGGGGTGGCGATGGTACCGAGCCGCGTTTCACCTGTAACGTTTATATTCAATCGCGCGAGGATGCCTGGACAGTTCTGAGCGATTTAGCCGGTATTTTTCGTGGCATGACCTATTGGGGGCGAAACCAAATGGTTGCCCTGGCGGATATGCCACGTGATATGGATATCACCTATACCCGCGCCAACGTCATTGATGGCAAATTCACCTATTCGTCAGCAAGTGAGCGTACCCGCTATAGCACTGCGATGGTCAGTTGGTCCGATCCTGCCAACCACTATGCTGACGCGATCGAAGCTGTTTTCGATAATGACCTGGTGCGCCGGTATGACGTGAATCAAACGGAGTTAACGGCCATCGGTTGTACCCGCCAAAGTGAGGCCAACCGCCGTGGACGCTGGGCGTTGCTGACAAATAGCAAAGACAGGGCGGTAACGTTTTCTGTCGGTCTGGATGGCATGATCCCTATGCCTGGGCACATAGTTGGTGTTGCGGATCAGATGGTGGCTGGCCGGGTTATCGGCGGGCGGATCAGTAGCGTGGATGGCCGCAAGCTGAAGCTGGACAGAAAGCCGGGCGCTAAAGTCGGTGATCGCTTGATCGTCAACCTGCCTTCGGGTAAAGCGCAAGCGCGTACAGTGCAGGCAGTCAATGAACGTATCGTGACTGTCACCACCAATTACAGTGAAATACCGGCTTCAGAGTCGGCTTGGTCTATCGACGCGGACGATCTGGCCGTTCAGCTCTACCGCGTGGTGGGCATCGCCGACAATGGCGATAACACCTTCACCATCAACGCTACCGAGCATGACCCTAATAAATACGCTCGCATCGATACTGGCGCGCGTATTGACGATCGTCCTATCTCAATCATTCCGCCTGGCGTTCAGGCTCCGCCGAAGAACATCACTATCGACAGTTACTCCTCTGTGAGCCAGGGCATTGCCATCACGACGATGCGTGCCGCCTGGGGAGCGGTGGAGAATGCGATAGCGTATGAGGCTGAGTGGCGAAAAGATAACGGTAACTGGGTATCAGTGCCGCGCACGTCCGCTTTGGGATTCGAGGTGCCTGGCATTTATGCCGGTCGCTACCTGGTACGCGTGCGGGCCATCAACGCCAGCGATATTTCGTCAATCTGGGCGACATCGATGGAGACCTATCTCAAAGGGAAGGAGGGGAAGCCACCGGTACCGGTAGGATTCAAGGCTTCTCCGCTGTTGTGGGGAATTCAACTTGATTGGGGGTTCCCTGCTGGCGCTGAGGACTCGCTGAAAACCGAAATTCACTATGCGGATAATGCGTCAGGTACGAACCCTATGTTGCTGGCTGATATTCCGTATCCGCTGCACACCCACACAATGACCGGATTGAAGGCTGGCCAAGAGTTTTGGTTCCGTGCACGCCTGCAGGACAGAACCGGGAATATCGGGGACTGGACAGGCTGGATCAAAGGGCAATCCAACGCGAACGCGGACGATTACCTTGAGAGCATTGGCGATGGATTCCTGACGGATAAAGATGGCGAAAAGCTAACAGGTGATATCGATACCAATATAGAGGGCATCTTGCAGGATGCGCTGGCTAACAACGCGACGGTAGAGCACCAGTGGGCGCAATACGGGACAGTGCGGGCGGATATTCTTATCGTGAAAACCACTATCGCAGAAGTGGATCGCGGACTGGCGGAGCTGAGAACGCAGGTCCAGGTGCAGATAGACGATGTGACGGCGGTGCTTGAGGACAAGCTGACGGCCACGATTGATGCTGATGGTGCTACAGCAATTCACACTCTGAAAGCTGGCATTCGCATTAATGACGTTTTCTACAGCGCCGGTATGTCGATCGCAGTGCTTGCAGAGACCGGAAAGCCAGTAATCACACGAATTGGTTTTAACGCCAATCAGTTCGTGTTGATGAGTGGTATCGGCGACACACAATATTCTCCTTTTGCTGTAATTAATGGGCAGGCATTTCTAAGTGATGCATTTATTCAAAAAGCGTCTATTGATACTGCTCATATTAAAGACGGTGCTATTGTGAATGCCAAAATTAGCGGATTTATCCAGTCTGATAATTTCAGCGCTACCAGCGGCTGGAGACTGGATAAAAGTGGTGCTGGCGCAGGGCAGATTCAGATTAACGGCGGTGATGGTAATGGCAGGATGGAAATACGCGGCGATCAGATTAACGTTTATGACGCTGGCGGCAATCTGCGCGTAAGGATGGGGAGGCTTTAATATGGCCTATGGGCTGGTGGTGAATGGTAAACAGTTGGCAGCAGTTAACAGCCCATCGCTGTTAGCCAACGATAAAGAACCCTGGGCCGATGGTAATAGACAGAAGATATATACTCCCCCGGATTATATTCCGGGGAATCCTGTGTTTATCGTTGGGCAAACTGGCTATATCTTTGGCAGCGCGACTAATCCGCCGTTTTATGGTGGGGTAACAGGTTGGCGAACTGATGGGAACAGAATTATTGTTAATTTCACCCAGCAAAATAACCAAGCATTCTTTACCGAGTTTAGTATATATCAGGTTCAGACTCCGCAATCAGTATCTGGGGCTTACGGGATAATGATTCAAAACTCGGTTGATTGGATGAGCATTAACAGCTCGCAGCGACTTGGTTTTGTTGCCTGGAAGGGAAACGTTACTATAAACGGGCAATGGACTCTGCCAACGGTTCAGAATGATAATACAAAAATTGTTTATGTTCGCTGTGATGACCCAAGTGTGACTGTATATCACTCTGTTGAATATAATGAATTAACCGTATCGCGCGATAATGGCAGCGGAGAACCTTTCCGAACAACTGCCAGCGTGCAAATAGTGATTATGAATAGTGGATATTACCCGCCAACACCCAGGGGTTACGGCATGGTGATTAAAAACGCCGATGGGAATAACACATTTACGAGTGATTGCGAACCTTTGTTATGGGATGGCCGATCAGTGAATGTAGGCGCTAACCCTGACGATTTAGTCAATACGGGAATTACTAGACCCATGATACCCCTTGCCGTTAATGCATTTATGCGTGGCAACTCAGAAATGAGTGGTGGTTATTATAACTATTACAGTTGCGGTTATAGATTTAATGGCCCATCAGTTCAATTTTGGCGAGCTGACTCCGGAGCGAAAATACAGACAAAATGGAATGTATCAACGCGATGGTATTCTTCACAGATACCTCTTATGGTTATTAACGCTGACCACTACTTCTAACTAACCGGCCCTGAGCCGGTTTTTTAATGCCAAAATTCAGGAGAGCATTATGCCAGCAGGCACTTTAACCCTAACGAACAACTCCGCTGTAGTGAAGGGGGCGGGAACGGTATTTAACACAGAGCTGAAAGCCGGTGATTTTATTGTAAGTGTCGTTGGCGGCGTAACCTATACGCTGCCAGTGAAGGCGGTGGACAGCGCCACACAGGTGACGCTGATTAAAGCCTATGACGGCCCGACGCAAGCGGGCGCTGCATGGTATGCCGTGCCGCGTGAGATGCAGAACTCAATTACTGCGCAGTTGGTGTCCGAGGCAACTAAAGCCATGCGCGGCATGAATTACGATAAGCAAAACTGGCAGCAGTTCTTCACTGCTGATGGTGATGTAACGATTACACTACCGGATAACAGCCAGTCAACAGGGCCATCGGCAAAGAAGCTTATTAATAGTGTGGTGAATAAAGCCGATAAAACCGAAGTCGATAAAAAAGCTAATAAATCCGATCTAGGCGATTCGGCATCACGCAATGTCGGCACGGATGATGGTACAGTGGCTGCGGGTAATGATGGTCGCCTGAATACAGTAGGTGAGAAATCAGGTGGACGTCTTTTAGGTGGGCTTGGTGTATTAAATGGTTCTGCTGGTGTTGATCTAAGAAAGGCAGGAACATATCTACTATGGAATGAGCAAGTAGGGTCTGGAGCAAGTTCTATTGTAAATAATCCAGAGGGCGGGGCCGGTGGTTTTTGGATTCGTTTGATTAATAAAGAGAATACTGTCGAAAGAGCCAGGTTTACATTTAGCCCTGATAGTACCATGACCGTACCTCAAGGAGTTTACACTGTAAATGGTAGAGTTAAATCATTTACGGCTGTAAGCCCTACATATCTTGAAGTTGTCGTCGATGGTGCATCGAAAGGAATTAATTTTTTTGACTCTGATGAAAGATTAAAAGAAAACATCGAGGATGTGAAGTTAGGAGAAGCTTCTGAGGTAATTAAAAATGTCAGGCCAGTATCCTACAAGTTCAAAGACACAGAGCTGATTAAGGGGGCATCACATCAGTTTGGCGTTATTGCTCAGGAACTGGAGGCGATATTACCGACAGCGGTTATAACATTGTCAAATGGAAATAAAGCATTAGACCCACTTGAACTATTTGGTCTTTTGCTTACATCAAATAAAGAAATGTTGGAAAGAATCGAACGCCAAGACGAGTTAATTAAATCATTAATGGAGAAATAAATAATGGTATTAATCAGTGGTGTATTAAAAGGACCTTATGGCGATACCCGGACAGGCGTAACAATTACGATGCGTTCTCTAAAAACCTCATCAACGGTGCTTAACCTGGCAAAGTCTCAATCTGTGACGGATGATAGCGGTCAATATTCATTAAACGTGGAGCCTGGCGCGTATGAAGTTATTATTTCTGTTTATGGTGCTCAGCCTGAACGGGTAGGCACCATAGAGGTTTATACTGACTCACTGGCCGGCACGCTCAATGACTTCCTGCGCCGCCCTGGCGAAAGCGACATTACACCAGAAATCGTACAAACCGTTGACCGTATGCGGGTCGAAGCAGCGGTGTCAGCAGATAAATCGGCAGCCTCAGCAGCTTCCGCCAAAGTTAGTGAACAAAGCAGTGCGAACATATTAAAAGGTGCCGCTCAAAAAGATGTCGCAAACATTTTTACCGCTAAGCAGTCAATTAAAACAACTGCCTCGGGTCAGGCAGCAGATTTTGAAAGCAGTGGTACAGTTCCGTTACGGATAGCGCGATCGAATGCCAGTGCCAGCGCGGCTAATCTTTCATTGCAGTTCGAGTTGGTGGACAAAGATAACACCTCGATTATCAAACGGTATTTGGGTATTAGGCAGGATGGGGTCCCTTACTTCAGCGACCTTGATGACCTTTCATATGGAAACCCTATTTTTCTCGATAATAAAGCGGGGCAACGTAACACCATTGCTCGGGCACTGACGGGAAAATCGGGCCTTGCGTTTACCAACTCCGGCGACGCTGATACGCCGAAATTCATGCGGGATTCGACGTTTAGTTTTTTCACACATAACTGGTGGCCGACGATTGATGCAGATTCGCCGTATGCATTTCAGATGTGCTACCGCAACTCGATTGTAGGTTTCCGTACGGTCGAACGTGGTGGTGCGGTAGGGAAAGGATGGTGTGAGCTTTGGCATACCGGCAATACCACCGTGGATGCAAACGGCTTCATCAAGAAAGCTTCACCGATCGCCAGGCTATCCGGCGCACCTGAAAAGATGGCAGATGATTACCTGGCCGGGTTCACACTAGCCGGTAGCGTGGCGGTGAACAGTGAGGCTGAGGGGGTAACTGCTGAGCGGGTTTCTGTCGGGGTTTACAAGGTCATTGGTTCGTTGGGCTTCGCTGAGGAAGGCTGGAACATCGAAGTGCCGCAAGATGTTAACGGCAACCGCCTGTGCTTTGTGGAAACCAGCACAAATCGGGATGGCACAATCTATGTGAAGGTCAGCAAACGCCGCTTTGATATCGATACAGCGGCGATTGTAGCTGGTGATCCGATGGATATTCCCGACGGACGCTGGATTGATCTGCGGCTTGAAATGCCAGTTCTAGAGAAAGTTGAAGATCCACCAGTGGGTGAAGCGTAGCCTTTAAGATGCCGGGAAAACCCGGCTCTTAAGTCATGGCTGAAACCAGTCGTCCGCGCTTTCCCACGTTTCCTGTAGTACCTCCTCAATAGCCTCTCTGTCCGCTGGAGTACCATTGCGTACTGAAAGCCCATCCATACCGGCCATCCGAACGGTAGCTTCAACATCCGGAAATTTACGCTGTAGCCGCTTGTTCAACTCAATGGCCAGTGCCGAGGCGGCGCCAGCGGGCAGCTGTTTTTTCTTGTCGATAGTCACTTCAACGTAAAGCATGATTGCCCCCCTCAGTTGTCGCTTACCAGCCACTGATCCGATTCTTCAAACATTTCTTCCAGCATCCGGTTCAGCTTTTCTTTGTCACTTTTACTGGCGTCGGTGTTCAGGCTGTTTGCCTGCATTGGTTTTACCCGAACGTCAGCGGCAGGAAAAATGCCGTGAACCCGTTTGGTCAGTTCTGCCTTGATCATTTCAGCAGCACCTGGTAGTTCGGCCACATTACGTTTATCGAATACGAGTTCTACGAACATTTATACGCCCTTAAATTTAACTGTGTTTTTATACAGTATATTCGGGTGGATAATTTTTTCAATGCTGAGCGAGATAATGGGGCAGGAAATCTACTCAGGTGGGCTTTTTGTTGGACATATCTTTGGGAATTTCTGCCAAGAACCCACAAGAGTCCCATGAGTTATCCGAAACAACGTACCCCAATTCCTTCAGTCGGCTAAAGGTTAGTTGGAAAACTGATTCAAAGTCATCGTCGCTGAGGCCACCAAGGTCCAAATCATTAAGGTCAATGGAGAAGCTTGTGTGCCCGATACGTATCTTTTTGTTTATTTCAGCAAATGTTCTTTTGTAGATGACACTAGAGAGTTCTTCTTTCGCTTTATCAACAAGTTGAATTGCATCTTTGGCGGAAATCAATTCATCGGCTGGTATCTCGTTCAGGAAACTAACATCCAGTCTCTGGACGATCTCGGCATTCATAGAACGACCATTTGCTTTTGCTGAGTCTTCGACTTTTCCCTTTAATTCAATAGGAAGTCTAATTCGTAATTGCGGGTCTTCTCTGCTCATGGGGATCCCAAACTATGTTATAGCAATGATATGCAAAATTATGCCCCACCGTGGGGTTGACTTCAATGACGCACGGTGTGACAATTATTTTGCCCCACGGTGGGGCGGATGAAGGGAGGTTAAAAGTGCAAAGAGCAAAAGATATGTACCAACGTAAGATTCGATTTCCTGAGGAGATCTGTTTGGCAATACAAAACAACGGTGATAAGCAGTGTCGGCAGTTTAATACCGAGGTGATTTATCAATTGAGAAAGGCATATGGACTAATAGAGAAGAGAAATGACGAATCCTAATAATGGCGAAACCCCGAAGTGCGCGAACACTTGCGGGGTTTCTATGTCAGTAACTTTGGAGAAAACCGACATGAACATTATAGCAAAATCAGAATTCAACTTCCAAGGCAATGCTCTTGTACCAGTTACTGGCATCACCGGTGTTTGGTTGACGTCTGCTGACATTGCCAAGGCTTTGCAATACAAGAGCGCAAAGTCAATCACAAACCTGTTTAACCAGAACAATGATGAGTTTTCCGATGCCATGACAATGGTCATCGAATCAGTGACCAATGGTATCAATGGCTCATCTCGCCGGATGAAGGTACGTATTTTTTCCCTTCGCGGTGCCCACCTGATAGCTATGTTTGCTCGTACGGCGGTGGCCAAAGAGTTTCGTCGTTGGGTATTGGATATTTTGGATAAACAAAGTGCTGATATGGCGCCAATAAAAAACGAACCAAGCGAAAGAGAAGTCACTGCATACAACGTGGAGGTACTCATGAGCCACTACCAGGCAATGTACGAGGCTTGGAAGTTCCAGATTTACCCTGCACTAAAAGCGGTTGAGTCCCCCCTTGCAGGCCGACTTTATGACCGTTTTTCTGATGGGAATATGTTCTTGAACGCCGTAAACAGAGCTGTGCAGAAGAAGTTGTTGCCTGGGGAGTTGGCGAGAATTTTTTAGATTTTGCCCCGGACATTGGGCAAATAAAAACCGCCAGTGTGGAGCTGGCGGCCGATGTCAAAAACTGTAATAGGAAATCAATATGACTTCATTAACTGTAGCAAAAGCACGATCTGTTGTCACTATGTCAAGCCGGGAGATTGCGGTACTGACTGGGAAGCGTCACGCTAATGTTGTTCGTGATATCGAAAGAATGCTTTTAGAACTGGATGTTAGCCAACTCAAATTTGAGTCGGCCTACATTGATGAGCAAGGCAAGCGGAGAAAGGAATATCAATTGCCTTATCGTGAATGTGAAATCCTCATTACCGGGTATGACGTTAAGCGTCGCGCAGCTGTTATCGATCGCTGGACTGCTCTTGAGTTTGGGGATGCATTGCCAGCAAAAAGTAACAGCGGCCTGCCTGAGTATCGTCGTGCTCGCACATTGAAGATGTCAGTTGAGGCAGTAACCGGCCTGTTCGACCTGATGCCACACCTCAGCCCGGAAGCAAGGCAATGCGCAGCGGCTAACATAATCAACCCAGTGGCAGGGTTTGATGCTATCCCTTTACCTGTGATTGAGGAAAAGCACTATAGCGCTGGTGAGGTTGGCGAAATGCTGGATGTGTCGGCTAATAAGATTGGCCGTGTGGCAAATGCCAACAACCTCAAGACAGAGGAATTCGGCAAGTTCTTCCTGGACAAATCGGCACATTCGGCGAAACAGGTAGAGGCGTTCCGCTATAACTCTAACGGCGTGGAGGCTTTACGACACCTGATCCACGGTGCGGATGTAGCATAA